ATCTGCTCCTGCGTTTTGAGTAGCTAAAGCGGATGCTCCAATCGCTACGTTATTTCCGTTAGCATCTTCAGTTTTAAGAGCTTCCCAACCAATAGCAATATTAGAATCACCAGTGGTAATCGCTGTACCTGCATTTCTTCCTATTAGAATATTGCGAATTCCACCATCTGCTATTGAGTCACCTGCATCTAAACCTATACGAACATTGTCTGTTCCTGCTGAAGCAGTAAGAAGGTCAGCACCAGTTGCAATAGTTACGTCAGCGGCGAAGTTAGCTGCACCGTCTACGTCAATTATGTCTAGGTTAGATGTACCGTCTACGTCTAGGTCTCCAACAACCGTCAGATCGTCATCAACCAGCAAGTCCACAACAGATAACGTAGCAAAGGAATCAACTACCGCTGCGCCAGAGCCAGCACCGTCAAGATAGACGCTCTTGGTTTGTCCAGTGGCGATAGTAACATTAGCGCCAGAGCCTTGCGAAATGATGATGCTCTGAGAGCCAGAGGTCGCATTATGAATAAAGCAAAACTTATTCACTGTGTTGGGGCCGATTGTAATTGTACAAGCGGAATCGAGCGTCCCAGTGTACTTGATAAAGATTGCCCTGATTGGGTCTGTAGAACCATCAGCTATAGTTGATGTGTGAGCATCGGCATTGGTTGTGATGGCCTCTGTTCCAAAGCCCAGCGCCTCTCCAACCAGTTCAAGGTTTGTATTGGTAACTGTTCCCCATGAGCCTGAGTTGTCACCAGTAGCCATCTCCGATAATCTGAGATCATTTACATAGGTAATTGCCATATCAGTCGATCCTTACGATTGCGTTGGAGGCGGTCTGTGCTGGGAACACGATCTTAAATGTACCGCCTGCAACTGTGAAGTCACCACCAAAATCCAAGATTGCGATTGCTAAATCGCTTTCAGTGTCATTGTAAATCATTGCGCCTCGCGCCGTGAATGTGGCGCTTGTCCACTCAGGGTCAGTTGCGTCAAAACATCCGCTAGTGCCGTTGTTGATTACTGACGCGCTTGCCAGTGTCTCCCCACCAGTGGTGTATCCCCCGCCGCTGGCAACCTCGCCGCTGGTTGTATATGCGGTTGTGGCAGCGCCTAGTGACGCTGAACTTGTGTAAAGGGCAATTTTAATTGTGTCGCTATCGAGATCATGCAGCCCAAGCATGACATCTCGTTTGAATTGTGTACACATTGCTTGAGTAATGGCCATTTATAATCCTCCGTTGTATTCTGCTGCGTAATCGCGTTGCAACTCTTGAGTGAATAGCTGAGCAGCTTCATCAAATTGCGTTTTATATAGTTGTAGCGTTTCTGCAGCCTTTAGGAAAGCAGAAGTTTCATACAGTGCCGCCGCTAATAAAACCGCAGGAGCATTTGTGTCGATCCAAGTGTTCGCATTGCTGGAGCTTAGACCAGTTTCTGGAGCAATATAATCAACTTGATAAGCTAAAGTTGCGCTTGGTGTTGGGGCAAGTGTAATTATTGTTCCGGAATTTGTTGCATTTTTCGTGCTGTACATTGTTGGCGTGTCAGTTGTTGCTGAGTTTGGCCAATAGTCTCTTAAATAAGAGTCGACTCTGTGATCAAGATAATTTATATTGCTGCTTGCGTCTGTAACCGAGACCTGCCTAATCATTCTGGCTGAAGCAACTGTGTAATCAAAAGTCCCGACAACCAGCGTTGATGTTGTTGTGTTTCGGAAGCAGGGAAGATTGGCAAGCCTTTGGAACACCATCTCTTCAGCTTGCGCGATTATAGTGTCAATAGAATTCTGCAGCTCTGTGGAATTGTCTTCCATAAAGTCCTGAATGTTTGCGACTAAAGTTGTATAGCTCATTTAGTTACCCCATGTCCCTTCGCCCCAGTCACCACCACTCCAGCCAGCTTCGCTTATAGATATACTTTCATTTCCTACTGCGCCTGTGCCAGCCACGCCAGCTTCTGCGATTGATAAGATCAGAGCCTCTGCACCAACAGCACCTGTGCCAGCTACCCCAGCTTCATCGATAGATAGGCTCAAGGCTTCTACGCCAACTGCGCCTGTGCCAGATACACCAGATACACCTTTAAGGCCAAGAACCGATACGTCAGCAGTTGCACCTGTGCCAGCCACGCCAGCTTCATCAATAGATAGCTCTATTAATTCATCACCCGTTGCACCTGTTCCGGCGAGACCTGCTGGGCTCGGCACACTTTCCATATTAATTGAAACCGAACCAGCACTGCCATAAGCAACAGTGCCAATAGCTGTTCTGTATTTAGCAAATATGTCCCAAGTGTATGCGAGTTGTATCACAACATTGTCAGGGTCGTTGTTGCCTCTTGGCTTAAAAAGCTGCTCTGCATCTATTACATTCTTAGCAGGAGTAAGCTGTGGGTGTTTTGGCTCCCACTCGTCTGGGGCAACGCGAAGCCCATCCCAAGTTGTTTTCAACTGGGTGTACCGGAGCCTCTGGCCGCCCCTGTCGCTCATCGCATATGATTTTTTACCTTTTGCGTATTTTGCCATGCTATGCCAAATTCAATGCTGTTGGCTTTATTCGCAAACTAACACCATCATTGTCTGATGCTGCTGCGAAATTAAAGGCTCTTTCGTAAAGTTCATTCAACAACTGGAAACGATCAGGAGCATATTTCAATGCAAGCTTTGATGCGAGTCCAGCAGAGATACAATCACTCCACCGATAAGGAACATCAGCATCTTGATTAGAGATTGTAATATCATCAAGTTGATTTACTGCCCAATAAACCATGCTGTATGTATTTGTGTTAGGAACATTCCAGAAATAAACAACAGGAGTGTATTGCTTGTCAACCATGAATTGGCTTGGTTTGCCAGCAGTCGTTTTGTTTGGGAGTTGGTTATAGTCTGAAATGGTGACTCTATTTATACTCTGATCGGTTGATCCTTCTCGAATGACAGCATCAATGATGTCTATAGTTCCTGCTGGCAATGCATAAGATGTTGTTCCACTTACAAGAGTAAGAGTATTCTGACTAACAGCCCAGTAATTTATTCCTCGGTTTGCCCACTCAGAGAACAGCATGTTTAAGCTTCGACGAGCGGAAACTGCCTGATCGCCTGTTCGAGTCTGCGGGTCAATACCGCAACGCTCATAGCTTTCAGTTATTATTTCTTCAACGTCTGGTCTAAATGCTACTGTTCCTGAAAGTGCCATTAATTTACCTTATGCAAAAAAGACATTTGCTAATACAACCGTTGCAACTGTGTATCCAACAGCCAGCCCACTTTTAAACAACAAGCCTTCGTCTGGGATAGTATTGTCTACTGTGGAATTGTCTGTCCCGATTGTTTGAGCTTTGAAAATAATTGTCCCATCTTCTGGGGTGCCATTGTAGAAGTCAACTAAACCAGCAGTTCCTGCTGAAACAATTGAGTATCCTTTTAGTCGAGTCCGACCACCACCAGCTACTGGACTTGCACACAGCGAACCAGAGCCCACTGTAATATTACCAGCATACTGAGCAGAACATTCTACTGCACTAACTGTGACAAATAACTTAGCACCTGCGACTGCTTCAGCAGAGCCTGTCGAAGTTATAACTTCAGTCATTGCACTGCCAAAAACATCTGTGCCTGTTATAGTACAAGTTTTTGCATTATCACTTGTCCCAGCTGTCGTGACAGTTACATTTCGAGCCCCACCACCTACGAAGGTAGTTGCTGCCATTGTTGCTGATGTGTTCGGTCGAGCTGCTGTAACAAGCCGATCCGGATCAGCTGCATTTTCATCAGCTATGAATTTGACTTGTACGTCTGTTTGTATGCCCATATTAATCTCCTATAAAATATAGGTGGGGCGTTAACCCCACCAAATTAAACATTAGGCTGCGAAAACAAACGTGCCTGTAGTAGCTGCCCCAAGACCTTGAAGGTTATACGAAACATTCCACAGACCTGCTGTTGTGCAAGTAAAGTAGATGTAAGAACCAATGCTCATCAAGTTCGTTGTTGCGTTAGCAGGAGTGTACTTTAACAAAGTTTCTCCAGCAGTTGATGCATCAAACGTAACTGCGGAGCTAGTACGGCTCTCTATAATGCTGCCTGTTTCATAAGCGTCAGTGCCCGCGCAATCAAAACTCAAGAAAGCAGTTCCCCCAGTAGTGTCTACTGACTGAGCGTGGATACACACAACGCCGACTGTGGCGGCTGGAAGAGTAGTAACTTGTTGTGCTCCTCCAGTGAATGGATTTATGTTAATTCCAGCAACATAAGAAACAGTGCCAGATGTGGCTTTTGCCGTTACAGTAAGTCCACCTAAAGTGGGCATCCCGCCTGAAAATACAGAACCAGCGACAGTTAAGTTGCCTGCCACAGTAGCATTTCCGCCAATAGTAGCGTCATTATTGTATGTGGAATTTGTGGTGTAAGCACCAGTTGTTGCATTTTTGGTTACATCTTGGAAACCGTTTTCGGAGCGCACTGCCCCTGTAAATGTAGTTGTACCCATGATCGTCTCCTGTCTGGGATAAGTCAGCTTTCGCTGTCAGGATTAAAAGTTGAGGGAGGGCTGTTGCCCTCCCCCGATAGTATTAAGCTGCGCCTTCGGTTCCGAAGATGCCACGCCAGTCAGTGAAGCCAAACGAATAACGCTCACGCACTTTGTAGCGAACATTACCAGTTTCGAAGTCACCTTCCATGCCCTTTTTCATAGGCGAACGTTGGAAGTGCTTCAATCCGTCTGGAACATCTGTCTGAACAAAGAACGCATCTGAGTCAGTCAAACGACGCATGATATGATAGCCTTTGGGCAGATAACCACCCGACT